GTCAGCGCAAAAGCCATCACGGATCCGGCGCGAGGTCTGCGCGACAAGGAAGTCTTCGGAGTTCAGCGCTTCGATCGCCACGTGGCCGGTCTTCTTCGAGATCGTCAGAACAACGTTGTGCAGTTGCGGCAGCGCCGAGACGTCAACCGGCAGCGGTGGCTGCATCGGTGCCGGCGGTTGCGGCGGCTGGCCCTGCGGCATGCCTCCAGGCGACGGCATCCCGGCACCGGGTGCCGGGTTCGGATGTGCGGCCTGAGCCTGATAGGCATGCTGAGCCTGCTGGAACTGCATCATCGCGGCGCGCTCGGCGGCCGGATCGACGTAGCTGGTAATGCTGGTAATCGTCACGCCGGCGTCGTTCGTGAGAATGGCCAGCTGCTCGTCGGTCAGGCCGGTGTACTCTTCACGCGTCGTCTCGGTTTCTTCCTCCCACCAGCATTTCGCGACACCGATCTTCGACAGCAGCGCCGTCTTGAACCAGTCCATGAACACCTCAAACCCAGGGTTCTGCTCGTTCACGACGTGATTGGCCAGGTGAGTCATCTGCTCCGCGCCCTGCTCGTCTCCGGGCTTGCGCGGGCAGAATTTCACCGGCTTGCCGGACGCAAAGAAAATTTCCATCAGCGATGGCATGAGCCACTCGATCTGATCGCTCACGACGGTGTCGACGACTGCCGAGCGCCCCTCGATCTCAGGCGGCGCAAGATCGCCCTCGGCCTGCCCGAGGTAATACTGCATCGCCTTTTCCTGATCCTTGGCGATACCGGTGCCGAGCCAGTTCTGCGACTGCGAGATGTGACTCTCGACGATCGCGGAGATTTCCTCGTCGGACATCGTCACCGGCGCTTCGCCATCGCTGCCCATCTGCGTGATCTGCTGGACCGGAACACCCGGCTCAGGGACACTGGCCGGCGACGAATCAGGCAGCATCGACAGCGCGACTTGCTCGAGTAGTTGGTTTTGGTCCATTACACAGTCACCACTGATTTGAAGTTGAGCGAGCCGCCCCAGTTCGAGCGGTTGTTATGCATCTTCGGCGCGTGCACCGATTCGTACCGCACCATGTCGCAGGCATGCGAATGCTCATCGTGCAGCGGATGGCCGGTCTTCGTGCGCTGGTATCGCTTCAGGTGCTCAATCAGCGGCGCACACCTCGTCTTGTCCATGTACGTCTTCGGCAGCGACTCGCGCACGAGTCGGATTCCGTGTTCGACCGGGATGTTGTCGACGATCTCGACCTCCCAACCGAACGCCTCCATCTGCTCCTTCATCGAGACGCCGTTCGCTTCCATGCGCTTGGCTTCCGCGTCGTGGGGCATGACGATAATCGCGCCGTCATAGCCGCGCGCCTTGAACTCGTCACTGAACCACTTCAGACCGACGCGATGGTTCTCCACGAAGTCGATATACCGGCGCTCGCCTGCTACCTGCTGTACAACGCCGGCGGACGTGTAGTCGTTGAAACCCAAATCCATGATGATGTACACGTTCAATTGCTCGTCGTGCACCATGTTGAGCATCCGGCCTTCGCGCTCCATCCGTGCGATTTCGTCGAAGTAGATCGCGCCTTCGACAGCCGGAAGCGGCTCGCCAAGCCAAACATGTCGATGCATCACAGGATCCAGAGCCGCCATGTGCTGCTCCTGCCGGCGCAATACGTCCGGAAACCACGGATTCTTGTCAAAGTTGACGAACAGGTTCGCGCACTCAGGCAAACCCTTTTTCACGATCAGATCGAAAATGAAATCCGTCTCTAACTCCGGGTTCCAGCTCAAGATGATCTGCGAGCCTGCTGCGCGGATCGTCGGGTCTAGCTTGTTCCAGCTTTTCGCCGAAAGGTATTGCGCCTCTTCGATCCAGCACCAATCGATATTCGCCATCGACTTGACGGCCGACACGCTAAGATCGTTCAGGCCTTTGAAGATGAATGCTCCGCCGATCTTCGGCCGTATCTCGTCGCGCAGAATGTCGAACTGAGACACAAGTCCCAATTCCTCGATCTCAGCAACGATCTGCGCGTAGACGGATTCCTTGATCGAATCCTGTATCTCGCGGGTGCACAAACCACGCAGCGGCTTTTCGAGCGCTTTCAGTACCCGCGAACGAGCCACGTTCTTCGTCTTACCCGAGCCGCGGCCACCGCGCAGACTGATGTAACGCCATTGCTCCTCGAACAGCACCCGCGACCACTTAGGCATTTCCGCTTCAGTCCAACCGCCTTTCGCCACGTCAGTACACCACCCACTCGCCCTTCGGCGTCATCACGCGGGCTTGTTCGTGGTGGAGGACCGGCACGCCGCACCAGATCGTTTCGATCAGATCAGAGGGTGCGTCCGGATAGCTGGCCCGCACGTACTGGTTGCCGTTTTCCATGACGAACGAGCGAAACTCGGCCCACGTCGGCAGTTCGTACGGTGCATCCTCTGCAACGGCCAGATCATCAACCAACGCCGCGCCCACGTCGCCTTGCGAGCCTTGCTGCACGGACGTTTCGGGCAATGATGCTTGCAAATTGACCGAATCCGACGCCGCGATATTGCCCTTAGGTCTGCCCACGCTTCACCCGTTCAAGTTCTTGGGCAGCCATGCGCCCGGTATTCACAATCGACTCAAGCGCGCCTTTCAACGATTCGATAGCGCGCAAACGAAGCCACGCGTCCGATTCTAATGACTTGTGGTAGTCCTCACTACTGCGCCACTCGGAAATCGCTTCCGCTTCCAGGCGATCGAACACACCTTTCAGCGTTTCGTTTTCGAGCAACTCAGAAACGCGCTCCGCTTCGAGCACGTCGGCGCGCAACTGCGCGATCTGCGCGGCATCAGCCATTCGCTTCACCTTCGGATTGGGCGGCACCAGGTGCCGGGTTAGATTGCGCCGGCGCGTCGACGAACATCACCTTCACAAGCGACCCGCCCGCGGGAAGATCGACCTTCAGCGAGTCCTTCAACATGCCTAGGTGCCGCATGGCGTTCGCGAGCGCCGTGTTTTTGTCGAAAACCTTGTACTTTTTCAGCAGGCCAACAGGAACGCGCTCGCCGTCCATCATCTCGAACTGCTCAAGCACATCGATGCCACCGATTGCCGCCGCAGTGTCGTCGTCAAGCTGCTCGATCGGAATGGGCGCGCCATTCTTGTCGACGGTTTTCCGAATGTCGAAGTAAGCGATGCGCGCCAGCTCGAGCAACACGCGGTCTTGCGAGATCGACATACGCTCAGCGCGCGCTTTCTTCGCAGCCGAAATAGCCTTCTTGACCTCAACATGTTTCAAGAGCGCCGATCCCTGCGCATAGGCGGTCTTCTCACTGTAGCCAGCACGAATGGCCGCTTGCGTGGCGTTCAGATCGAGAAGATATTCCTCGACGAATCGCTGGTGTTTTTCTGATAGCGTCGGTTTGTTGCCCCGTTTCATCACTTTCCCCGATAGATTCCGAATGTTTTCACGTCACCACCGCGCAGTCGATGGCCAGCGAGCACGATGAATTTGCCGGTGCGCTCGACGAAGCGATCGATGATCACGTCGCCGGATCGAAGCACCACACGAACCCGCGTGCCGCGCATGCAGCTCGTGTGGGGCGTTTTCATCAAACTCTGCCGACGCACCAACGACCATTCGACAGGCGCGAAACTCTGCAGCTACGCGCACCACGTCGGGGGAATTTGAACCACGCATCAAAGAACCGGGCCTTGAACGAGACCGTGAGGCCGCAGATATAGCCACCCTCGTTCAAACAGATTGCGCGCGGGCTGATCTGCCAGTAACCGCCAAAGAATTGTCCGTGCATTTCGCCTCCAATTATCGAAACAAGATCCACAGCGCGACCAAACCACCGATCACGCCGATAGCCATCTCAAGTACCTCTGTGGTGTTCGTATCCATCGTCACACCTGCACGCGGTCGTGGATCGAACCGACTTGCGCGGTCGTTTGGCTGATCCTGACCAACAGACCACGCAGATTCTCGACGGCCTGCGCATCGCTCGATACGGCATTGCCGACCGAATTCGCTTCGGCGTCGGGCGCTGAGCAACGCAGCACACCGCCCAATCGTTGCTCGAGCGCCGCGACAGACTGCTGAAGGCCGGAAAGCGCGTCATGCGCACCGGCGATCAAATCCAACACACTGGCCGGCTTGCTGGCCTGCCCTGCGCATTCCCTCTGCAGTTGCGCGACCGTTTGAGCGGTGAACGCCTGCTGCTGGGCGATCTGGCCTGCGGAAACACCGTAAATAGCCTGCTTATCCATTTCAGTTGTCCTAAGTCGTTGAATTCGCACCAGGCGCGAATGTGAGTTTTGGGGTGGCGGCTTACCCGCCAGCATCCGCTCGGCACATTAGGCGCTGCGGCTCGCTACCTCATGGCCGGGCATAAGCCCACGCATGTGCCATACGCTCTTTGTTCATTTGGACTCAGGCAGCGCGCCGCTCATCACGTACTTGACGGCTTCGTCGACGTGCTTCAGCAATCCCGCGCGGCCGGCTGGGTTCATCGCCAGCAGCACCGAATGACGAAGCGAGCGAGCATCGAGGCCGGCCGCGTTCGTCCACGAATTCGCCTTCTCGAGATCGCGCAGGCGTTCGTTCTCAGCTTCGAGTTCTGCGATGCGATCGTCACGCGTGCGCACCTCCGAACGGTGGCCGCTCAGTTCAAGCGACAACGCCAGCGTGTCGAAATCTTCGTTCGGCTCGATCGCTCGATACTTGCGCTCAAACACCGCCTTCGGGTTGATGTACTGATAGCCGTCTTCCTGCGTAACCAGGTAGTCGCCTGGGCCGGGGATGAAACGGGAGACCATTTCATCGCTGAGGTGAACGTCTTTCTGCGTGCCGTCGGCTAACGAAACGATGATGTCTACGCCACAGTCGGGAATCGGGCCCGTGATGTCGACGTCCACGATTACCGCAGCTTCGACGCGGACCGGGTTTGCAATGTGTGTGAATTCCATTTCTTCTCCAATTGCCGGCTAAGCCGGTAATTAAAACGTCGTCGGTTGCGCGATCGACCGGATGACCGCCATAAAACCTACCTGCAACTCCGTCTTGCCGATCGCAAGCCAGCGCTTGTCGACGCCCGGCAGAGTCTCAAGCGCTTCCAGTTCGACGCGCAGGTTCTCCGCAAAATCTTTGATCACATTCATCGACGAAATCTCTTCCGGCGACAGGTCGCGATAGCCCTTGATCTGCTTATGCTGGTTGTCCATCAGTTCTCCAATTCCCATTTCTGAGGGGTTAGGGGGTTTGCTTTTGTTGGGTTGCACGGAAATCGTTTTTTCTCGCACAGGTTCCAGTTCGCATTTGCTAGAGCCATAGCGCTGAACAGGTTTTCTCTACCGCGACTGCCTGACCACTTTCATATGATCTCAACCACACCCGTATGCGCATCCCGAAAAATCT